TGTGCTAAAGTTAAGTACCCCCTAAAAGGGGGTACTTAATATTGCCTACAACCCTATGATGGCAAGTATGCTACAGCAAAGTACCCCCCATGGGGGGTACTTAACTTTGGCACTTGCCGTTACTTAAAATAAGTACTAGACGTTACTGCATTATTTTTAACTAATTTGAAGACACAAGTTATGAACACCTTGTCCACCATTTTTCCAATAGAAACGAAATTTAACATCAACAGCATAGACTACTCCCGTTGAAGGTTTTGTTAAACTAGTATTGTACAGTAGAACAGTTGCATCTTTACCTGTTTTTAGTCCCTTAAAATTTAATCCTGTACATTTAGGACCCTCTATAATGTATGCATCCCTTTTTGTAGTACATATCCAAACATCCTTTTTATTTAATGTTGCTTGAATAAGTTCTAGTGTTAGGGCATCATCAAATCTATGATTTTCCATCCATGATTTCGAAAATGTCTTCCATAAACCAGCTCTATAAGCATTATCCTCTTTTGTTCTATGTTCATGGAAATATTTGAATAAAGCCCTTGTACCAATTGGTAAAGTTGCATCATTATATTTCTTTCCTGCAGATTTAGCAGTATTAAATAACATTGTATAGTAACTTTCAAATGTTATTTCTCCTTTAATATCGTATCTAGGAATAATTTTCTCAATAATAACCTTTTCAAACCATTCCTTTATCATACCACTTGTATCAAATGATTTGAATAAATTAGCATATTTTGGATCTTTTACATTTAAGAATAATTGTAATAATTGACCATATCCAGACCACGGAATTTTATTAAGACTTTCATAAGTATTTGAAGTTTTATTTGTTTTAAGTTCAATATTAAGTGATTTCTCTCCCATCTTAAAAGTGTAATCAAAGTTATTTCCTTGCCCACCAGCCTGTATTACAGATTCTCTCAATGTAGGATACAAAGTATTTAGTTTAGAAACCATTCCTTTTACTTTTTCATGCCCACATGCAAATGATTTTGTTAAAGCTTCATCGCTAATGGACATCCCTTTGAAGCATTCCCAAAGTAATCTTTCACGTCTATTATTTTTTTTACATGCATCTAAGCGCCCATCCAATTCACATTCACCTTCATCATCTTCGTCATCTTCATCATCTTCATCATCTTCATCATCTTCTACAGGTGAAGCAATCAATACACTTTTTAGTCTGTTATTACGTGTGCTAGATATGTATTTTCTTAAATTATTTTTACGTGTATAACGTGAATAATGCGTAATCCCTGTTGTTTTTGCATATTCTTTTAATTGAGATATAGTTTTACCAGCTAAATTATCTGACATCTACTTTATATATTATGATTAAAAATCTAACTAATATGTAATGAAGATCGGAATCGTTCTAATATCTACAAATTCGTATCTCCTTTTAGGTCTACGGTTTATAAAAGCTTTTATGAAATATTATAATGGACCTTCCACCATACATTTCTATGTATTTTCTGATGAAGATCCTGGTAAGTACATGCCAAATATTAAAAATTATACATACATTCATGCAGATCATAGTGATTGGGCTGCAGGAACAAATTCTAAATTTACAAGTATAGTATCATTAAAGGATTCAGATTGCGACCATCTTTATTATTTCGATTCAGATACAAATATTGATAAACCTTTTGGTGATTGGTTTGTAGGAGATTTAGTAGCTGGAGAGCACTATAATAATATAGATCCAAAGAAACCCTATGATAGAAATCCGGAGTCAAAGGCATATGTTCCAGAAAATACAACACTTCCACAAATGTACTTTTATGGTGCATTTTATGGAGGAACTCGTGAGAATATGATACGTGTATCCCAAATTTTCTTAGATAATCAGCGCGAAGATAAAAAAATCCCCTACGAGCCAGCTTGGAATGATGAAAGCTATATAAATCAATACTTTCACAATAATCCCCCTTCAAAGGTCGTAGCAGCAAAAGACTTTCCATTTTTAGTAAGCGATAAAGGCGGTATTACAAATACGCGCAACATGGGTACAAGTATTTCAGAGCAACTTGCACAAATTCTAACAAGACCTACCGAGCTATTTGAACTAAAGGATGGAGCAGTAGTATTTCCGACAGTGCCCACAACAACAGTCCCAGTAACAGCACCCATAAAAGGAGGACGTAGAAAATACAAGTGCACACGTAGATTACGTAGATTACGTAATATAAAACGTAAAACAAAACATGTTAAGTAACCTTTTCATTATTAATATCTGATGGATAATTCTTACGCTGGTTAATTGTGAAAGGTTGTATTGCATACAAGTTGAGTTTATCTGAGTTCCACCGGATAATTTCATCTATCGGGTCGTACATAATCTTAATTATTTCCAAAAATTTAGGGATAGATTTGTGTCGTATCATATAAGAGTGTGTACTCTGAATACTTGTCACTTTAGAAATACCATCTACAGGATCCTTAAGTACAGGGTCATGAATTCCAAAGAAAAATATATCCCAATCCTTATTGAGTTTTGATGATACATCTATCCATTTTTGTAATGTATCCTTATCAATCTCAACATCATCTTCTAGAATTAAGTGCCCATCATCATCCTCGTACTTTTTCTTACCAAGAAATTCAATAAGTTTTTTATGAGATAAGTAGCAACCAATTTCACCCTTACGACGCTCTTGTTTGGAAGCAAGAGTAGATTCAGGGCGAATTATAATTGGAATCCTTTCATTAACATAGTCTTGCTCTTTTAACGCCCGCCCATCAGTTGCTGACCATCTATTAACCGGAAGAGGGTCTAATACCTTCACCTCGTCAAGCATTGTATTCCAACGTTCTTTCGATTTATCAAGATTTATAATCCATACATCTTTAATAATTGGAATATCCTCTAACTTTACTTGGGCTTTAACAACGGGAGGAGGAGGTTCAAATCCTTCCATCAATAATCGCTTACTACAAAAAAATAAGGCAACTAATATACATACCCCTATAAATACAAAAATCTGGTAATTTCGTTTTACCATCCCTAATAGTAACTACGAAATTTAGGACCCATTACCGTGTTGTGCTAAAGTTAAGTACCCCCTAAAAGGGGGTACTTAATATTGCCTACAACCCTATGATGGCAAGTATGCTACAGTAAACGTTAAGCCTTTGGCTTAACGCAACTTTGGCACTTGCCGTTAAAGATTATCTAGAAATGCTACAACCCGCTCTAAATGGTCTGCTCGAATACGCGAATAGGGCTCATATGCTTTCAAACGCTCACGCTTTAACTCATATTCAACCATTGTAAATCCAGGCACAGTTAATGTATTACTCTGAAGTATACCTTTTACGGAGCCATAATATCGAATCCAAGTAAAAGCCTTAGAGCAATGTACATCAGTAAGAGTACAAAGAATGCCCGCCTCAATAAATTGTTCAGTGCTTATTGTTTCTCCATGCACTACATCTGATAACATAATTTCTTCAAACCAAAAGTTTCCCTTTTGACTTGGAATCCATAAACGCTCTACCCCCGCTACCAAATAATCCATATCACTACTCATAATAACATCAAGTTTTCCAGCAGTATATAAGTCAATTAAAGCATCATCAGCCTCACATGTCGATTTTGCATAAGGAATATTTTCATCCCACAATACATCCTGAAAAGCGCGCCGAACATTACGACTCACATGCCAACTTCTTGCTTGACATCGCTGCAACGATTCTTCTAAAACTGCCCGTGAAGAATGGTCAATTGCTTTTGCTGATTCACTCATTAGGAAAACTTCAATAGATGATGCTTTTGCAGCAGCCTCATCCTTTACTTCCTTGCGTATCTTAATTTCAGCATCTTTATCTGCAGGAGGTTTTCCATCAAAGACAAAGAAGATACGATGATCTAGGCGCTTCAAAGATTGAAGAAGCAAGATAATATCCCGTGTATCTTCTCTATAACGATACAAGAAGGACATTGCATCAATCCCAATACGCAACCCTTTTGTTGTTCTAATATCAAATTCTCTCCTATAATGCTTTAAATAAGTATATAACCCACGAATTCCCATTAAGTTTTCTAGAGAGGCATAAGTACTTGGACGAATCAATTTTTATGCTGGCACTTGCCATTAATCTCCTAGCTCTGGATGTGTAAATCGTGAACGTGTTGGAGCAACGCCTGAGGGCTTAGGAAGCTCTAAACCAAGCTCTTGATACACATTTACTCTTCCATTTAAATATCTCCAACCGTAATCAGCTTCACTTTGTACACTGTGTTTAGAAGCCTGTAAATTCGTATCGGCAACCCACTGTGTCTGAAGTTTCCAAAGGCGTTCAGCCTTACGAGTTACACCCTTTGAACAAAAGGCAACAAATATTACTTCTGCCCAGGTTTCTATAGTGGCTTCGCGTTGAGGGACCGATTTTTCGTACGGGTCTTGGCAGGCAGCATGAAGAAGTTCATGAATTAGAACACGTGTAGCCTCCTCAATACGATATATGAATATGCCATCTGTAGAGCAACCCATTGTATAACCTCCATTAAGATGCTCGGCTGCTAATGGGGCTCCGTCCTTAGGAAAGAGTCGGGGGACTTCTCCACCAAACATGTAGACATTCCAACGTGCACCATGTTTAGGAGTGCCAAATAGTTGAAAAATTCGTCCCCATGATTCACAAATAGTTTTACCTTTTGGTAAAAGGGCTACTACTCGCGCTAAGGGCGATTCGATTACATGTGCAATAAATTCACCCTTTTTATAAGCATCCCATACTGTTTTTTTTAGATGAAGAGGATCAAATTGGGTTCCTTCTATAACTGCAGTTTCAAACCGCTTCAAATCATCATCATTTATTGCCCCTTGTGTCCACACTAATTCAGGCATTTTATATATATTACGTACTTGAATATTTACTTCTTCAAGTAAGATTGGAAGCATACTTCCCTACCGGTAAGTGCTAATTTAAATATAGCCAAATGGCTATATTTAAATATGCCTACTTCCCAGCTAATGTTGTAAGCCGATTTTTAAAGTATGATAAATCATACTTTAAAAATATAGGCACAACATCATATTAGGTATGAAGAATATCACGAAATTTCAGGAAAAGGCTTTCCCAAATAATTGGAATTCTATAACTTGGAATTGTGTATCCTCCTGCAGTTGCTTCACATCCTGCTAATGCTTCTATACACTGAAATCGCTGGACCTCGGTCATTGTAGGATGAGTTATAATTGTATCAAGAAGGAAATGAACTGCTTCAACCCATCTAAAATTACGCATAAGAAGTTCATAAACAAATGACTTTACTTCCTTTATAGAATGAATAGTTGCTTTTGGAGAACGTAACCATTTATCAAGAATTTCTTTGAATATATTTGTCCAGTTTGCTACAGGTGTGTTGCTCATCTTAGAAAATTCCTTAAATCCAAGGTCTTCTCCACCAACTGGTATTTCAATAAACCAGTCACGAATCCGATATGGTACAGGCATTTCTGATGTAAACCATATTGATACATCAAACTCATTTTGTTCAATACATGCCTGTAAAAGTAAAACGGATTCTGAGCTAAGAAGGTGGGCATGATACAAAACTATAATACGTGCCCCGCGCCCTTGAGAGCCTGATAATACCTGACTACCCTGTCCAAGCTCGGATAATATAGGACGTAAATATTGCTTATCTTGCATTGACATTCGGGCAATATCATAACCCATGTGAACAGATGAGTATTCATAGGTTATTTCCCCTGTAACTAAAGCATCAGCATCATCATCCCCAACTTCACCTCCTCCAGAGCCGTTTATACATTTTGTCTGAAGAGTAAAGGGAAGCCCACGACGATTAGCAATCTCCTTTAATCTTTTATGTAATTCAGTTTTTTTACCGGTTCCAGCCATTCCCCTCCAGCATATATTCAACGTATCCATATCTTATAAATAAGTATAGAAGTGTCTTAAGTGTTCACTTTAACGAGGTCTAAGGATAGAGCCACTCCAATTATTAAATGGAGTGGTGCATCCCTATACAAACCTTTCAAGCAGATCATGTAGAATTTGGGTCAATCCCTACAGGACAAAAACCCACAATATCACTTTCATATCGTGATACAGATATGAACTTTTCATGTTTAACAATTTTAATGCCGATTCTTACCATTAAATCATACACGCCTTCATCAGGGCGTCTTATTTTATCAGTTCAAGACTCGGCTCAAACTGTTAGTAAACTGACAACACTTCAGGATACAATTCTATCAAACGTCTATACAAATCAACAGCGCTGGTTTCCTGGCTCGTCATCTATAAAAAAACTAGCAGATATCAAGTCAACATTTCAATCTATTATTAATGATACTGACATAAATTTATATTGTCCAATTAATGAATCAAATGAACAAGGTCCAAACTTATATAAAGATGGTAAATGGTCACGTGGAATTATTCAATCCGGGATTCTTACTCCAGGTACAAAGGTCCGTATTATTGTAAAATTACAGGGCGTATCATTTCATATCTATCCCTCAAATGGACAGTGGAGTGGGAAATTTAGACTTCAGCATCGTATTTTAGCAGTCTTATTTCCTTGAGGTCTTGTAGGCACTTGCCGTTAACTAGATTTCTCAATTAATGCAATACTTACAGAAGTAATTGAGAATAATAGTGATAGGTGTATCATTATTAAGGTATAATTTGAAAGTACAAGTGGATTATTTCTAATGTACATGTACGAAACAAGAGATAGAATTGCTATAAGTATGGTATTACAAATAGCGATTTTAGTGATTGCTGTTCCCACTTCCACTTTTATGTCATCATTGCCAAGTACTTGGTTTATATAATAAAATGTAGCAAAGGCCACTAGAAAAAATACTATAATCATAAGACCAACAATTAAAGAGGCTACACCAGACATATTGTTCTGTATATAGCCTAGACATTCCTTTTAAAATTACGAATTGATTCACTTATTAGTCGTGGATTTGCTACTTGAATATTTTTAAGTGTTGCTATAACGTATACGCCAAAAAAGGAAATAAAAATCAAAAGGGGTGACACTACATAATTCCAATATCTAACTAAAGTAATATCCATTCTAAACTATAGTTAGAATGAGTTCGACTCATAAAAAAAAAGATATAGTTCCACCTGGACCAGAGCAGTGCCATCCTTCAGTTGGTGAAGTAAGACCGGCTGAAGGATGTATTCCTCTTGTTGTTCTTAAGAAGGTAGCCCATAAGTTTGGTATAACAACAGAAACACATATACGAAAAGAAATTGAGAAACGTTTGAAATTAAAATCATCAGGTGAAAATACATTTTTAGAAAGTCTTCCACTTTCCATGTCTGAAAAGGGATTATTACGGAAGAATTATCTACGTCCATCCCAGCCAAAACAATGGTCAAAAGATCCCGACATGTGGCTAGATAGCACAAACATATCTGCCGTACTCAATCAATACGAAGTATCGCATAAAAACTTTGAATTTATGGGACCATTTCCAATTGACTTTGGGGCTCCTAATCCCTATAAGACAAGTGAAACCCATACAGAAGAATGTTTAATGAATGAAATATGTACACTAAGTGTAAAAGATTCTATAAAAAGAGGCATAACAGCAATTGGTATTGTTTACAATTTAGATCCTCATTACAAGTCGGGAAGTCACTGGGTAGCAAACTTCATTGACCTTAAAAAGAAACAATGTATCTATTTTGATTCTTATGGAATGAAAGCCCCTCATCAGGTTGAAAAATTCATGAAATGGTTAACAACCCATGACCCTGAGATTAAATTATACTACAGCTCTCGACGCCTTCAATACAAAAATACGGAATGTGGTATGTATTGCTTGTATTTTATCATACGAATGCTTTACGGAGATGATTTTACAGCAATTTCACGATCGAAGCCCAGCGATGCTGATATGCTTGCCTTTCGCTCATGGCTTTTTTCCACTTAGCGTTAACTGCAAGTGTCAAAGTTGCGTTAAGCCTTTGGCTTAACGTTTACTGTAGCATACTTGCCGAGCATACGAGCTATGCTCGTATGCCAGGCTTACCCGATAGACTCGTCTATCGGGTGCGCCATATTAGGGTTGTAGGCAATATTAAGTACCCCCTTTGGGGGTACTTAAGTTTAGCACAACACGGTAATAAACACTAGAAGAACATCTTGCCAAGAATAGATAAGGACTATGGCAAATGTTCCAGAAACCCGTAGGGATATCTTTTTTTCAAAGAAGAATGAAGGTCTACTTGAACGTCTTCTTACTACCGACTTCAAGCGTCGAATTGGTGCCGACCTATCACCTACACAGGAGAAAGCACTCGATAAGCGTATTTCATATTACATGGCTGCTGTTTATGAAAACACTGAAAATGCAACAGCTTCTATACAGGAACTAAACAAGGAAGTACTTCAGGCAGTTGTTCCCGACTACCTATCATATTTAAAACGTCCGGTGCGCCCTTCAGAAGATTCAGACATGGAGCGCATACGAAATGATGTAAGTTCCCGTTTTGATGTAATGCAACAAGAGCGCCAAGATTCACGTGGTGCTCTTCCTGCTGCACCCAACTTTCAGTTAAGCCTAGATGATAATTATCCTCCAACACTTAATCGCCTTGAGCAACTAAAGAAAGAGCGTGAGGCAGAGGCAAATCGAATTGATATTTTAGCTCCAAGAGCACAGCCACCGCTACCTATAGTTTCTAAGGCAGTTATGCCGGATGATATGCGCCAACGTATTGAATCGGATGATATGTTCCGTGTGAATTCTAATAACTATAAAGTGAATGATGAAAATGCTTTAGCATTACGTGATGCATCTCGCCGAGCAAGAAATTCAGAGGGAAATACTGTCGTAGATGTACTTCCGGATCCCAGACGTTCATTTTTCGGTGAATCGGACCCTTTAGTATTTGGTACGCGTATGCAAGGTATGGCAAATGCAAACCCTACACTAGTTTTACCAGAAGGTATTCAGGCTCGAGGGCCGTTACCTCAGGATATGATTAAAGCACAAGGTGATGTTGTTTCCTATAGAGATAATGAGTATAATCTATTTATATATAGTGCTGACCGCGACTGGATTAATAATACAACTGAAAATCGCTACAATTTCTCTGTGAATTTTGACCCTGCAAATAACAAACGGACAAATGCATCAGGATATGGACTTTCTCCATCTACATACATTAAGTTCAAAAATATTGCTCGTATTGAGCTTGTAAAGGTAATTATGCCAACAGAAGGTATTGAGGTATTAACTGAAAAATCTTCAGCAAGTGCATACTCAACTAACTCCAATATTAATGTATTTGCGTACCCGTATTTACAGGTTCGTGTAGACGAACTAAATACAAATGGATTTGGAACAAATGATGGTCTAAATAATGCCTTTGGTGTAGTCAGCTATGATGCCTATTGGGCATCTGACAGTAGTCTAAATAATCGTGGATTTACTAGACTCATTCCTAAATTCCTCAAGTGCCAGAAAATATATTACCCTACACCGCTTGCCACTCTTCAAAAGCTCACAATTCAGATTCAAAAGCCGGATGGAAGTCTACTAAGTAACGGGTCTGATGCTATGGACGTAAGTGGTATTGTTACATCGGCGCAAATTTTTACAGGTACAAGTACTAAGTTACCCTGGGAAAGTGGCTCAACAGTTAGTGCAAGTGGAACAAACTACACTGACGTATCAGGTGAATATCTTTGGATACAAACAAAAACCTGGTTTTCGCAGTTTGCAGTAACTCAGGGTGACCGTGTTGTCTTTCAGAATGTAGCCTATCCAAGCACGTTTACTCCAACTGGTCTAGCCATGAATGATTTCCTAAACTATATTAATAGACCTGAGGGACATTTAGTTGTTGATATTGCTCAGGTAAAACTAGTTTCAACAGTTCTAACCTTTTCTACTGGCTCAAACAAACTTGGCTACAGTAATTTTATTATAATTCGCAATAATTTTAATGATCCTAGCACGGGAGCAACCTCACTCTATGTACTAGGTGGGTCTTCTACACTTAATAATGCATTTTTAACTGCTATAGCATCGGCACCTAGTGTGGCTCCAGCTGTAGGACAAACTCCAGGACGTCTATTAAATTTAAGTCACCAGATTCAACTTATCTTTAGAGTAATAACCCGTGATATGGATTCATCAACACGTTTACGTCCTGATAATTTGTAAAGCAAGTGCTTAAGCATACTTGCCTATGACACAGTGAAAAATTGAAAATACTTCTAGACTCTAGTAGATATACCTAAATGGACTTTTCACCTAAATTAATTCTTCCTTCTATATCTGATATAAAAGCGAGAATTACTAAACTAGAAAATAGAATAGATAGTTTACAAATTGGATTTGTTAGAGGCTATACAGTTGACGGATATTCTTCTACGTTTAATAAATTTATAGTAAAAAAATATATTAAATCATAACAGATGAGCACTACTATAGTAACTCCGACAATACACTTAGGCTCATATTTGAATGCAATAAAAACTGTAACACCACCTCTTGTACGCCCTTCACAGCCACATGTGGCCTCAATAGCTCCAATCCCTATGCAAACAGCGGGGCGTCGTAAAAATACACGGCGTAAACGTGTAAATAGCAAAAAAAGTAAGTCTAATGGCAAAAGTTAATTAAGATGTGAATACGTTACCGTGTTGTGCTAAAGTTAAGTACCCCCTTTTAGGGGGTACTTAATATTGCCTACAACCCTATGATGGCGCACCCGATAGACTCGTCTATCGGGTAAGCCTGGCATACGAGCATAGCTCGTATGCTCGGCAAGTATGCTCCAATCAAATACCCTTTTAGGGTATTTGATTACCGGCACTTGCCGTTAAAGGTGGACTACATACGTATCCAATACTATTATGAAGAAGCATTTGATAATTAAATTCACACTCCAAAGATTCTTTAAAGGGAATAAATGTCTTGTTGAGATTTTCAACACACTGTTTACTAAGAAGAAGAGAATTACACAAACTGAAGGGAAAACGTGTAACTGATTTTTCAAGTTTAGTAGGCGAGTAATATGATTGAGTTTCATTACTTTCTCCAAGATTTACATAATCCCACACCTGACCAGATAGGTCTTTTATAACTTCTGAAAGACGCTGTGTAAAATCGCGGCGAATTTTAAGCCCTGATGTAAGTACTAGTACAGAATCTGAGCCAGATAAATCCTTTAGTGAATCTCTAACAGCATTATGAAAATTCAAATTTAATGAAATTTCCTCCTTAGAAAGGCATGCACTCTTAAATGAAAACCGTGGTACGGATCGCTCTAAAAAGGGATTATATACCGTGAAAATTATATCAACACCAAGACTATCACCCCATGTTACGCCGGCAAGTTTTAGTCGCTCTTTTGGAATACCATTCATAAGAAGATGGGGAATTATAGTACGATACTTTTTCGGCTCTTTTTCAGGATTACATATAACATATACTGATTTTACTGAATCTTCCCAGGGCATTTAGATAATAATATAATGAGGCCTTAGACCATTTTAACAGGGGGTGCTGGTTTACCATCTTTTGCCCCTGCAGTTCCTACAAGGGTAGTAAGTTTTGTATCTGATTCTGCATACATTTCAAAGCCAGTAATTGTACCTGATTCATCTTTTATTTCCTTTAGAAGGTATACTATACCCTTTAAAGATTTTTTGATATACGTAGGCTTTACAGCCTCTGAATCAGTTGAAGCCTCAACCGCGCTAGCTACTGGCTTTGGTGCTGTAGGCTTTTCAACAATCTGATATTTCGAGGCTGATTCACGTATATCTATATCTAAATCTGGATGGTATAAGAAATCACCTACCGCTCCTTTAAGATCAAGGCATGTAAATGTACCATCTTTATTTTCCTTTATATTTAGCTGACAGTCTACTGCTGCTGATTTCATTACTGCCTCTAAAGCATTTGTAATTGCCTTCTTTTTCTCTGCAATAACATAAATACGCTCATCTGTAGTGAGTACATACTGAGATGCTCCTTCAGGTATAGGAAGTTTTAATTTAACAGCAGTTTCACGGTCAACTGCATCTGCTTGACGAATAGTTTCATCAATGCGTCTATCACCAATCTTTAGTGTCTGGGTATCTTCAGGAAATGATGTAACATATGTATAAATACTTACATTTCGATCCTTTGGAGGAAGCTCTAAGTGCGAGCCAATACGAATAGCGCGCCCTTTTACCTGCTTCAAGCGTACATCATTCCAATAGGGCTCCATAATGTGAACTGCACGAACACATTTGAGTGATAGACCCTCTGCTCCTGCAGATGTAATACAAAACACTCTGGCAATTTCGCCCTTATGATTATTTACAAATTTATTTGTATCAAGAACCTCCTTTAAATGCTGGGGAAGTTGATTAAAATTTGCGTTAAAAATATCTAGATACATACGACGTATATCGTCTTCCTCACCACCTGAGAATGTCATATAACGCGGTTGTCCACCTGGACCCTTTCCTAATGATTCAAGAGTGGCCTTTGTAAATACGGGACCACTTGGACCTTGTACAATTTCAATAGGTGCATAGCCATTTGCATCCATTGCAAGGCGAAAAATACCTATGCCCTCCATATCAAGAAACTGCGAATAGACTAAGCTACTGCCTGGTACATCCTTAATATGCTCTAACATAGAAGCGTACTTTGGCGAGTGAGTTTCAAGGCCATTTTCTCCACCCATTTTTAATGAGTATTTTGCAAGGGTCTGTAAACATTCCTTTGCTTGTATTGTAGCTTCTTTATAGCTAGCAGCTGTTCCACTTTTACAATCGGCTTTTTGTTTAGCAGATTGCTCTTCCATTTTTGCCTTTAAAACTGATGGATTGAATTTGAATTTACTAGGTACAGCTTGGAATGTTGTAGTAGCTGCCATTTCGGACGCTTCTTCAGAAGCCTCGTCCTCATCATCCTCCTTTCCACCTGCATCCTGAATAACAGGTCCTTCAGCAATTTCTGAACGAATTGCCACATCTTCTTCATCGGCATTAGCTACATCTGTGTCGTCCGTTTCTTCTAACTCAGGAAACTTCTCCTCACTTGGCTCCTGAACTGTGTCAATAATATCACCAAGTTTGTTTCCACTATCTGCCTCTTGAAGTGCCTCCATTTTAGTCTTCGGTTTAGGGCGTATAACATCCGAAGGAAAAATAAAGTTACATGCCTGTCTTGATGCCATCTTATAGTTACTTGTCTGTGAACCTGTTCCTATTTCATATACTTCTGCCCATGCCCCACCCAGCTCTCCAGCCCCTGACTTCTTTTTCTTTTCAGACATTACTTCTATTGTACGCTCTGATACATACCCTTTTTGACTAAAAGCGCTCATGGGAACACGAACAACAGTATCAACTTTTACACTCGGCATTAAATCTGCACGTGAGCCCTTGTAGTACGAAATTAGACCCGTTAGACGCTTAACAAGAACAATTTTGCTGTTCACATTAAGACCCTCTCCCGAAATAAATTTGTTACGAAACTCTTCCCCAAATGGGGGGAGTAGTGGAAGAGCTCGCATATCAGTGTTTGTTACAGTAAATTTAGCGGCAGCTAAGTCATTCGTGATTGTTTCCTTAATTTCATCTATACTTGGAATTGGATCATCTTCTGGAATTCGTTCAACTCCTATAGAATCCTTTATTTTACGTATACCATGCGGAAGAAACGTTATTGTGGCCTTTGAGCCGCGTCCACTAGCATCATTAGTAACTCCAACATAATCTGTGTAGATATTTGACACAAGAATATCTTTCAACTGTTTTTGTACTTCATCGCCTACTTCTTGGACAAGAAAGTCTAGGGTGGGAATATATCCGTGAAGAATATTCATTAGAATTCCAACCTCTTCAGGGAAATTAATAATAGGGGTTCCACTTAGACCAATTATTTTGGAATTCTTGGCATCAAGAAGAAGCCGATAGAAAAGATAGCCACGCATATAATTTTTGCCAGCATTATTACAAAGGCTCGGTTTCCACGGAGTAACAGTTATATCCTCCTTAGCAATAATTCGTCTAGCTCCTGGAAGCCCAAGAAGATATGGGTCTATTGTGCCCTGCATAAGGCGAACAAGATTGTGAATTTCATCAACAATAATTACTGAATCATTAAAAAATGTGGCCCCACCCTCAACGCACGCCATTTCTTTAAGACGCTTAGATGTTATACCATTGTATGATATAAATCGTATACGCCCGTTAGGATTCTTCTTTTCGTCCCAGAGAAGGATAGATATAATTTGTTTGCGAATCTCAGTCTGCTCATCTGCAGATAATGAGTCATAATTTGCCTCCTCGGCGGTTTTTCTAAAATCAGGAATCCAAATTGCACTTGCAGTGCGAAGATGGGATTCTGAAACACCTAGGACAGATGTGGCAAAAAGGTGAGCATCTTCATCAGATACTGGCATCGATACCCAGAAATTTTTCAGGCGGAAATGACGAAACCCACACAGACTTACCTCTTTTAGAAAATTCTTCTTTAAGGAAGCGGGGGCCATAACAATAATCTTCTTGTTTGATGTGGAGTAAAGCGCCTCTGCCGCGGCAATTGCTGTACATGTCTTACCTGAGCCGAGTCCGTGATAGGTTAGTATACCTCTATAAGGACTCTCATTTCTCATGTATTCACGAATAAATCGTTGATAGGGGTATTTTTCACCACTGGGAAGTGGGGCACTTGGGTCAAGCGTAAACGATGCATACGTTTGTTTAATAAAGTCTGAAAATCCTTGGCGAGATCCAGGAATATATTTTGAAGGGGCTGGATTATCATATGGGTCGGCTGATTCTTCTGCCATGATAAGTGTTTTCATTTCCTTCAAATCATTGTCCACAATATTTGTGTTATCAGGCACATCATCACTTGCTACGGCATTATCTGTATCCCTATCACTTTTTAGAGCCATCTTTATATCGTCACTATCACTTGGAACTGTAAGGCTCGGTACTGCCTCCTTAGCAACAGGCTTAACTGCAGGCACTTTTGCCTTTTTAATCTTTGGTGGAGCAAACACAGATTGTACTGGTCCACCAAACATTGCAACAGGGGCCGCCTTTGGGCGTGGTAAACTACTTGCTCCTATTTCAGACGATTTAGATATATCTGCCAATTCAGGCGGGACTAATTTAACCCCTAACTTTGGTTTAAACGGCATCTATAGAATCCCATCATTTTTTTTCAAGATATCAAGCGCTAGTCTACTTGCTTCCTGCTCTGCTTCCTTCTTATTCTTCGCTGCCGAAGATGCTATAATGCCTCCATTAATATCAAGAACGCCCATGGTAAAGGTACGGTCATGACTTGGACCGTCTTCTTTTATAACCTTGTACTTTGGTGGAACATGAAATCGCCCCTGAAAATGGCGAAGAAGCTGGTCCTTATAATTCGTATTCTTTGTAATAAGCTCTACAAAATAGATATGGCGCTCAAGAACATTAATAATAAAGGTCTGAACAGCGTCAAATCCCTTACCCCCCTTACCAAATGAATAATACATTGCTCCAATCCACGATTCAAACATGCTTCCGAGAAGGCGAAGATTCTGTCGTCCATCACATACATCTTCAACATGCCGGCTAATCATTAGCCAGGGTGTAAAGCCAATCTTTTTAGCAAGTTCACCAAGGCGGTCATTATTTACAATCTCCGTACGAAGATTTGTCATAAATCCTTCGCCTTGTCCCGAGAAACGCTCCTTCAAATATGTCCCTACAACTGCACTTAAAAGTCCATCGCCTGCATATTCCATTTCCTCATTGTCCCCCTTCTGCAGGGGAAGGCAATTCTCTGGACGCTCAGCAAGAACCATAGGCTCTTCCTGTTTTGCCCATATCTCCGATTTATCCATATAACTTGTATGAACACATGCTTGTTTCAAAAGAGAAACATCAGAGATGTTAGTGGTAACGCCGTACTCCTTTAAAATACGACGAACTTCTTTATCTGGAATAATCACATTTTTCGGATTCCACGGATTACATATCTTAGATACATGTGCCATGTTCTATTTAAGTATTAGTGCGAAATCTTTAGCCCTACGAAGATTCGCATGTATGTTTAGAGATGAATGGGAACGGGTCTAGAAAAAACAGAAAGAATTCCGTAGAAGAACCTATAGGGGGTACTGTGGCTGATGGAATTAGAAACAATTCGGTTAGAAGAAAAGACAACCTTTCTCCAGCTACAGTAAAAGGTTGGATTAGTAAGCGGCCAGACTCGATAAAGGATATTGCATCAAAGGAATCTATTAGCAGCGCAATTAAAAAGGCAAAGGCAAGAATTCAACTGAAACGGAAGACAAGAATTACAAATGTACCATATCTTGATGAAATTATTGTACTAGGTGAGCGTGTTATCTTAAATGAAAGAGTAATATCAAACCAAGATGATGAACATAGTAAAAGTGGAGGGGTATTTTTTACTTTATCCTATTTTCCAGATGAAGCATCACTTCCGCGAATAGTTCTTGCCAAAACCATATTTTCAAAGGTATTTGGACCAGGCTCAACATTTAGTGTAGAAAATCCAGTTCCACCGTGTGAAGTATCGGAATACAATTTATTAAAAGAAGGTCTAGAAAATCGTCTAAATGGACTAAGAATGGGACTTCCTTCAACCTTTAGAGATGATATTGTTCCTATGGAAGTGCGTAACGACTTTGATAAAGCAATAAAATTTAATTCAATTGTTAAGGCGATTGAAAGTAATACTTCATTATGTACAAATTATGAATTAAACTTAACATCGAAGAAGGTAAGTTCAGTAAAGGGGTATGGAAAACCATTAACACCAATTGATAATAAGCGTATAGAAAACCTTCTTCGCCAATTTTCATTTATTATTCTACAGTCGATGCATCCCTTAGATGGATACCAGACAGAAGCAAGCATGAATCCAGATTACTTTATAGCTCAGCTGGAAAGCCAGCAAATTTCAAAGGAGGATATGGATGCATATTTAGCAGAATATGCCCAAGCCAGTGTTGAAGTACCCCAACTAATAGTACATGCTCTTGAAGCAACAGATACACAAGATAATGTATACTCTACTATGTTAGAAAGTGAATTAGTAAATCTAGTATCACATCTAAGAAAATCAATTATTGATAATTTAGCAGACCCACTAGTAAAAAATAAATTTAGCGTATTTGTAAACTCAATAAATAACGTGAGCATAAAAGAACAAATGATTAAAATAATAAAGTGGTTAATTAATGAATATAAGAATAATATGTCTTTAATCTCAAAACATACGGAAATTATTAATTCTAATCAGAACTCAAGTAATGTTTTACGTAACGAATTAACAAATGCTAAAAATAGAATAAATGATTTAGAGGCAAAAATATATGCAAAAACAGCTGAGTTTGAAACTACAAAAAAGGAATTAGAGAATACAAATGAAACTTTAATGGAAACAAAAAATGAAGAAGCAGAAAAATCGAAGGATACTAATAAGAATATCAAGGAATTAACAGAGTTACTTGTTAAAGCGAAATCTGAAAAAGACACCCTTCAAGAAATGTTAGCAAATAAGAATAAAATAATAGGAGAATCAATGTCAACTATGACACGGGCTGAAGAGTATGCCTCTGTACTACAAAGTGCTATTTCAGCATCGAATCCATCAATCTCTGTTGGGTTTTTCACACATATTAAGGCAATTACTGAATCAATAAAGCGGGGAGAAAAGCCTGTGCTAGTTCCTAACGATCCCTTCAATAATCTTTATGAAAGTTTCAGAAAACACAGTACAGAAATGACTTCATCAGAATTATGTTATTTAAATTACTATATAACATTTTTTATAAAGCAAATTTTCGGAAATAATATTGAAATATACAACTCTATGAATACATTAATCGACACGTTTCTAGAAAAAAATGCAGCATCACTAAACATTGATAAAATAATATCAGAATTACACAGCTTATTAGAAATATCAGAGAAAGTTATAACTACAACAGCAGGGTACTATATTGGAAAAGAGGCTGATGTTTCATCACCTTTCTTAAAACTACTCTATGAAGAAACTAAAAAAAATAAGGCAATTGTACTTGCTGCAACAAATGCAGTAAAAACAGTGTTTCCTCGCTATGTAAGAAGAGAACAATTCATATATTTTATACCACCTCCCAGTCTATCAGTAGAATACAATGGATTTTTTATAAGAGAACGTATATCACCAAAAGTAGTACCTATTTATTCTTGGAATGGTAGCGAATTTCAAAAAAGTGAGGAAATGCCTGATATAACACCCGAAATATTTAAAA